TGATATAGCTGTTTCTATTTCGTTTGATGTTCCTGAAATTCTTAGTGTTTCACCTAAACTTATAGTAGTTGTTGATGATGTGTCATCTGCTAATGTAAAACTTGAATTTGTTAAAGATGTGTTAGCAATTGTACCTGTAATTGAACCTGTAACTATTAAATTTCCTTCTACTGTTAATCCTTCATTAATATTAATTGTAGATGAATCAGTAGAAGATAGTGATGTACCTACTATTTGTATAGCTGAAGATTGAACGGCACTTGTTCCATTACCTAAAAGAATAGAATTAGAAGTAAGTGTATTTGTACCTATACCTCCGTAGGTTACACCTACGACTTCAGTTGCTTGAAATTCTGCTAGACCTACAGCCGTAGCTCCATCAAAGACTGTACGTATAGGTATTTTTTCTGTTGCCATATTTTATTCCTAAAAGAAAAACAAGGTATTGCCTTGTGCTGATCCTAAAACACTACCATTATTTAGTGTAAAATTTGCTACTACTTTTTCTGGATCGGCTTTAAAATCTAATTTTGTATTTTGTGATGCTAAACCACCACTATTTGTAAAAAAAGGAACTGATTGAACAGGTGAACCGTCAGCACCGGCCAAAGCAATTGTTTTTGTTACGGCACCAGATACTTGAACATTTGAGTTTAAAGGTAATGTAGCACCTGTTGCTGAAATTGAAATAGTACCTGTTCCGTCTGAAGAAATTGTAGCTCCAGCTAAATCAATTGTATTTCCTGAAAGATATAGGTCTCTCCATCTTTTTGATGAAGAACCTAAATCATAAGTAGTTGTTGTAGTTGGTAAAAGATTACTGCCTATTGAAGTTAAATCTACAGCTGATTCATTAAAATTGGCAACAGTGATTATACTACCGCCATTTCTTACAAAAACTTTTTTATCTGTAATATTAACGGCTATTTCACCATCTTCTAAATCACTTGTAGTAGGGACAGCAGCAGCAGTTGTTGTTCTTTTAAGTTTTATTACAGTTGATGGTGCAGGTGCCACTTAAATCTCCAAAGTTAATAATTAAAATGTTCCGCCGTCTATTTTTGTAATCGCTACTGAACCTGTAGTTACTAAGAAGTTTGCTGTTGGGAAAAAAGCCACACCAGCATTTGAAGATGTTGCTAATTCTCCTGATATTCTTACAGTATTTCCAACTACTGTAGTATCTATTCCTTCACCAGCTAAAAATTCAATATTACCACCTAGTGATACTGAACCTTGTGTAGAACTCTCATCTGTAAAGTAAATTACTGAATTTGCTAATTTAGCATTTGTAACGGCACTGTCCTGAATTTTAACAGTTGTAACAGCATCAGTTGCTAATTCATTAGCACCAATACCTGAAGCTTTAACTCTTAAAGAATCAGAAGAAACTTCAATTGTACTATTATCAACGGCAACATCTAAAGTATTACCAGTTTTTGTTAAAGCATTACCAGCACTGATTTGTCCAGCTCCTGAGAACTGACTAAATGTAATGTCTGTTGTACCTAAAGTAGGTGTGCCATTAAATGAAGTTACATAACCATTGTCGGCATTATCTGTTCCTTCTTCAACAAAGAAAAATGCTCCACCTGTTAATTCACCTGCTGTATCAGCATCTGGCCCTCTTGTTAAAACAAAAGCAGCGCCAGCTGAACCTGTAGCAGTTACAGTGTATATACCGTTTTGAACAGCACTTACTTGATTCTTAATTAAAACTCTATCAGCAACTGAAACTGTAACACCATCAATTACTAAAGCACCATTAGCACTAGCAGTTAAAGTGCCAGCACCATTATTATATGTTACTGTTGCTAAAGCTGTAGTTGTAGCAGCTCTTACTGATTTTTTAACATCTAATCCATTAGCAACACTGTCAACGTATGCTTTTGTAGCAGCGTCTTGGTCGCCTGAAGGATCAGAAACATTTGTAATTCTACTTGAATTTACATCTACTGTACCAGTTCCTTTTGGATCTAAAACTATATTAATATTTGAATCACTACCAGAAGAAGCGATTGTAACGCCATTACCTGTGGCTGAGTTTGAAATTTCTAATTGGTTTACGGCAGAACCAATTGTATTAAATATAATTAATTCATTACCATTGGCATCAGCAATAAAACCATCATCTACTATTTTAGGAGCAGTAAGTGTTTTGTTACTTAATGTTTCTGTGCCAGCTAATGAAGCGAAATCAGCATCTGATACTGCTGTATTAAATTCAGCAAGAGTACCAGTAATTGTATTTGTGTTTAAACTAATTGATTTATTCGTTAGTGTATCAGTAGAAGATTCTGTAACAACGGAACTATCAATATCTAAAGTAATTGTATCACCTGATATAGATGAAGTAATACCTGTACCACCAGATATTTTTAATGTTTCACCTAAACTAATTGTAGTTGTTGATGAAGTATCATCTGAAATAGTAATTGCCGAATTTGTTAAAGATGAATTACCAATGTTTGATATTGTATTACTAGAACCACTAATTGTTTTATTTGTAAGCGTTTCACTACCAGCTAATGAAGCAAAATCAGCATCAGATACAGCCGTGTTGAACTCAGCAAGTGTACCAGTAATTGTATTTGTGTTTAAACTAATTGATTTGTTTGTTAAAGTATCTGTTGAAGATTCAGTAACTACTGTGCTGTCAATATCTAATGTAATTGTATCACCAGAAATAGATGAAGTAATACCTGTACCGCCAGCAATTTTAAGTGTGTCTGAACCTAAAGTTATATCAACTGTTGATGAACTGTCATCTGAAATTGTTAAAGTTGTAGAAATATTTTGTGTTGAAGCGCTTGTAATTCTACCTTGTTGATCTATAGCAATTACTGGTATAGCTGTAGAAGAACCATATGTACCTGGTGTAACAGCAGTGTCATCTAAATCTATATTAACAGTGTCGCCTGAAATAGTAGCTGTAATGCCTGTATCTCCAGAAATCTTTAATGATTCACCTAAACTTATTGTAGTTGTAGATGAACTATCATCAACTAAAGTAATTGATGAATTATCTAAAGATGAATTTCCAATATTTGATATTGTATTACTAGAACCACTAATTGTTTTATTCGTTAATGTATCAGTTGTAGCTCTGCCAACTAAAGTATCAGTAGAAGTTGGTAAAGTTAATGTACCTGTATTACTGATTGAAGAAATTATTGGTGTTGTTAAAGTTTTATTTGTTAATGTTTGTGTATCTGTTAAAGTTACTACAGTGTTGTCAATGTCTAAAGTAATTGTAGAACCAGAAGCTGTTGAAGTTAATCCTGTTCCACCTGAAATTCTAACTGATTGACTTGTTGGTACAGTGATAACTGTTGAAGAATCATCAACAAAAGTTAATGTTGCACTCACATCAGCAAAACTTAAAACACCAGAACCATCGACTTGTAAAAATTGGCCATTTGTACCGGCAGCAGCAGGTAAAGTAATTGTGTGAGATGTTGTTACATCATTAGGAGCTTTTAATGCTACAAAATTAGAACCGTTATTTGTTCCTTCATTAAATTTAATTGTGCCACCTGTTGAAGCATTATTTCCTATAAAAAGTTCGTCTATGGCCTTATTTGAATCTACAATGATAGCAGATGAAGCTGTTAAAGTACCGTGAACGTGATCTGTTAAATTTGTAAAATATTTACCACCAATGACATCTATATTTGCAGCAACGCCATTTGTTTCTGTGCCTGTTCCTATAAAAAGTCTATCGCCACTATTTCCTTGTGTACCGACTCCAAATGTTAAAGCTAATTCACCTTGTGCTAAAGCATTAGGTGCCGTTGTTCCTGAAGAACGTAAAATTTTAATAATAGTTGACATTTTTCTCCCTAAAAGTTACCAGCGTTAAATATAATGGTTCCCGTTGTTGTTTCTAATTCTGTTCTTGCTACAAATTTTTCATCACTTGCTCTGTATTGCAATAGAGCACCATCTTCTATACCTGTTGTAACCACGTCATTCAATAATTTTAATGATAAAGCAGTATTTTGTAAAGCTGAACCTGATGGTAGTTGAACACTTACCTGTTGAGGTTGTCCACCTGTTTTTGGAGTAATTTTTGCTGTAACTCCGCCAGTTGTGTTAATAACTGCTTTTACCATAGGTTTACTTCTAAATTTTACTAATATTTATAATAAAACTATACTGTAAAATAATATAAAAAATTAAATAGTTGCTGATGGATAAACAGTTACTATTCCTTCAACCACTCGTGTAACTGTGCTGTCGGAAGTCTTTAATATTTCAACGTCATATACATAACGGCCTTCTTCTAAACCGTTTGTTTGGTCAGCATTTAATGATATTGTAACAACACCTGTGGCTGTATTAACTGCTGTTGTGAAGTTTGTTCTTGTATGTGTAGAGGCGTAACCTTTGGCCAGTTTAGCTGTTGCTGTATGGCCAGTAAGATTAAAGATACTGTCATCATCACCTGTAACTGTTACGTCTGAGGAAAATGAGGCACCTTGATCTATTCTAAGGTTTGCTATTGCTGCCATTGTTTACTTCTTAATCTTTGCTATTTCTTCTTTAATTTT